CTGTTTTACCAGTCCTCCTGTGCGGGTCCTCCCGGATCCGCCCTGCAATGCAGGTGCTTGCTTAGAGCATGAAAGTTGGTGAAAATCCTTCAGCACTCGTTCGCAGGTAAAGTGGCGTAGTAAAACCGCCACACTGTTGCTCTTCCGTGCCCTAACGTTAGGGGCAGGTTCGTGGGGAGCGCGGCCACATTGATCCGTGGCTCAAACGCGAAACCGAACCGCCTGTCTTCGTCGGCAGGCCGGATCAGCATCAGAAACACACGTGTGTATTGGAAAACCACACGTTCATCCCATAGGAGAGCGTCATGCTGGAAACTGAGAACAACCTCGTCTACACCGATTCGTACGTGCCCGCAAAGGCATCTAATACCGTCAAGAAGTATTTTGGCGGTAGCCTCGATGGAACGTATGATACCGACGTGACTTGGACTCAGACCCGCAGTTATCGGAAAGGCCTTCGCAGGCCCAAGCCGAAATTCCTCGACGTAACTCCGTACGAGCTGCTAAAACACTCGTTTAGTGGGATTGCCGGCACATGGTCCCTTGCATCATTGGATCGGTCAGTTGTTTTTGATTACCGCGGTATGTCCGGCGCTGGCTATTTGGGTGACCCCAATATAGCTTCGTGCCGGTACAGGAACGGAACTGGCTTCGACTTTGATGACAATTTACGGGAACGTGCGCTTCTGAAGGCCCTATCGTCTCTTAACCAAAAAGACGTGGATCTTGCAGAATTTTTCGGCGAGTGGGATCAAACGGCTCAGCTTTTAGGCGATGCAGCTCACCTCACGGTGGACTGTCTCCGTTTGTTGCGGAAACGTGACTTACGGGGCTTCCTAAATCGGTTGAAGCCCGATACTGTGCACAGACTTCCCGGGTCTCAAGCTGTAGTGGACGCTTACTTAACGTTCCATTACGGCATCAAACCCGCCCTGCAAGATGTCGCAGGGGCTGTGCAGGCGCTCACTAGGAGGCCATCCAGTGATGCGCGAGTCAGTGTCAAAGGTACTGCGGCCTACGATGGCGATATTCGCCGGGATCTCGATCTCGGTGGTAACCTCCACGTTAAGGGCTACACTACTTTTCAGGATAGTGTTCGCTGTGTCATAACGGCGACTCGGCGGAATCTTACCGCTGAGGATGACTTGCGCTGGGCTCTCGGCCTCGACGATCCTTTGTCGAGTGCTTGGAACCTAACCCCGTTTTCCTTTGTTTTGGATTGGGGTTTCCCTGTGGGCCAATGGCTCGAGGGAATCAATGCATCTAAGTACTATACTGATTGGCAGGTCGCAACTACCCAATATTTAAGGGAAAATACGACCTATTCGGGTACCCAGAATAGCGACGGGAGGTACAACTATGTGTCTAACATTCGCGGCAGTTTGGAAACATTCAAGCTGCGTCGGAACATCGGCACTAGTATACCCATCGTCGGGATTCCATTTAAGAATCCTCTGGGAGTTGAGCATTGCGCCAAGGGCTTGTCGCTCCTGGCGTCCACACTTGCGCGTGGCGGGGAACCTCCTCGTTATCTGCGTTATTAACAATCAACTAAGGATGTATAACTATGTCGCAGGTTAATACCCTGACCGTCAATGACGGCGCGACCACCCCCGTTAGTATTGTGCTCAATCGGTACGATACTGACGGCACGCGCTCTAGCTTCCGTACCTCCGATGCCAGCCTTGTTAAGGGTCAGAAGGAACTGATCCACTCGGCTAACATCGGAACGAAGGCTAACAGCGCAAACGTCTCTCGCCTCACCTTCGTATATCCGATCGAAGCTACAGTCGACGGACTTGTCCAGGTGAGCTCCGTGAGTACCGCTACGGTGCAGATTAACTATGCACCGCAGATGACGGCTGCGCAGCGTCAAGCGTTCTATGGCTGGATCACCAACGTTCTCACGAACGCTGATGTGAAGGCCCAGAACATTGCCGTGGCGCCTCTTTCTTAATACGAGAGAGGTATGTCCACGCGACGTGTTAGACCGGTAATTCTGCCGGTCCCGCGCGACAGGATTGGAATCCTGACGTCAATTGGGTCCCTAAGGATGGGGCCCGCACTCATTGGAGTTTGCTTATGGCTATCCAGCGTTCTGGCTCTTCTAGGAGTCGTCGCACTACTGTACCTCGCTTCGCATTCCAGCTCTCTAGTTTTGAGAGAAAACTCCGTAAAGCACTCAACATCGAGTGCCCAGGGAGGGAATGTGGAGAGCCCGGATCAACCCCACCGGACTTTACTGGTTGTACCAGTAGAGCCCTGAAATCGTGGCTGTTCAGTAACCTACTGAGCAAGTACGATCCAGGTAACGGTGGCGAGCAGCGAAAAGCAGCTGCTCTCAGGAAGTTCTGGGTCGCCGAGGAACGATGCTACTGGATGAACTGGCGATTTAGCCAGCCCCAGCAGGTCATAGACGCCGATTTTCCAGCGTTGAAGACGGCCCGACAGTTGATACTTAAATTGTTGGGTCCTGAAGTTCCTTATGAGGAGATTGCCCGAGGGTTTGGCTTTGGGAAGGGCGCTTCAACGCGCCTTACCCGTGCCGAGGGTGATGCAGTTTACAAATACTCAGCTGAAGCTGAGGTCACGCCGAATGCTCGAGCCTTCGGAGAAGCCGCTATATTGGCTAATCCCATCTGGAAACGGATGTTCCCATCAGGAGAAGGTCCCCTCCCGCTAACCACGGTGTGGGGGAATCGAGTCACCACGGTGCCAAAGAACTACAAAACTGACCGAGTTATCGCAATCGAGCCAGACCTGAACATGTACGTTCAGAAGGGGCTCGGTTCGGTACTTCGTCGTCGTCTGAAGAAGGTGGGAGTTGATCTGGATGATCAAACTCTCAATCAGGTGTCAGCTCGTGATGAGCAAAACGCCACTATCGACTTCAGTATGGCCTCAGACCTCGTGTCTCAGGGGATTGTTAGTTACCTACTACCTCCTAATTGGTGTGATGTAATCGCATTGATGAGGAGCGAACTAGGCGTGATGGAGGACACTGGTGAGATCTTACGTTTCAACAAGGTCTCATCTATGGGTAATGGTTTTACCTTTGAGCTCGAGAGCCTTATTTTCTGGGCTCTCGCAGTCTCGGTTACCCCTCCTGATCAGCACCATCGTGTTAGGGTTTACGGAGACGACGTCATTGTTCCAACTGACGTCGCCTTGCCATTCATGAATCTCGCTGAGTCGGCCGGTTTCTTGGTCAACAAAGATAAGAGTTTCTGGGATGGTCCCTTCCGAGAGTCGTGCGGTAAGCACTACTTCTTGGGTCACGATATTTCGCCGTTTTATATTAAGCGCCCTATCAAGAACCTAAGCGACCTTTTTCTCCTCCACAATAACCTGTGGAGGTGGTTGCAAAGGGCTGACAGGTGGCTGACAGCAGATGAATATGCTGCCGTTAAGCGCCTGTTAGTGGAACTGCGTTACTTGGCTCCTGCTAAGTGGCGTAAACCTTCTATTCCTGACCAGTACGGTGACGATGCCTTTATCGGATCGTTCGCCGAATGCAGCCCTCGCGTGCATCATTACCACGACGGGCCCTTTAAAGGGCTTCCTAGTGGTGCTGAGTTCTTCGAGTGCCTAGTTTACCCACTAAAACCATCATCGGACTTCATTGAAGTACCCGACGGTGGCATATGGGTTAAGGCGGATAAGATCCTTCGCTCTAGAGCTTGGATCCTCCCTGCAGTAACTGAG